AGAATGCTTAAAGGCTGATTCCAATTTGTCAGGATATTCATCGAAAGGCATTATTGAGAATGCTTAAAGGCTGATTCCAATTTGTCAGGATATTCATCGAAAGGCATTATTGAGAATGCTTAAAGGCTGATTCCAATTTGTAAGGATATTCATCGAAAGGCATTATTAGGATTCTAGTGACTAAGAATAAGAATTCTTTTAAATTAATACCTTATTTTAAAATTCAACTATTTCATAACGATCTTCAGACATTTTGTTAGAAGGAGGAAATTCATTAGAAAACACAACAACGTGAACGTTGCTGGCTAAGATTTTGACACGTGATTCATACTTGTTACTTTGAATGACGCGGTCCTTGAGTTGTTCTAAGATGTGAAAATTAAGATGTTCCATAGCTGTTTTAGGAATGTTAAAGAAAAAGACTTTCGTCTCTTCTTCAACTAAATAAGCGGTGTCGTCTCGTTTTCCAAACGTAAGGAGTTGAGCTCGTCCAGGATACTTTGTAAAGTAGTATCGCTGGAACCACGTCTTTCCTCGGCCGCCATCTTCATCAACATAGAAGAGGACTTTCCTGTCATCTGCTTCTTGATTGAGTCGCGCTTCGAGGACTTGCTGCCAATCGTTTGGTTCTCCTTGTTGCAAGATAGGGTGTGGAGCCCTGGCTCTAACAACATTGAGTATCCTAGGAAATTTTGCGCAAATGTTTGGTTGGTGGACGCTAACCTCTGCGAAACTAGGTGCCCTTCCATGTTCGAGGATAAATTCATCAGACCAATGGAAGAACCGGTCAAGATCGGTACGCTTTCCTTGAGAATTTGGAAAAGTTCCGAATTCCTTGAAATCGCCTTCTTTCTTGCAATAGTTAGACGCCTGCAATGACGTTCCTTTAGCCGCTTCGATATGAGCTCTGGATAGCCTTCGGCTACACCAGGAATAACGCTGGGGGGACTTAAGAATAAAGAATCCCTGAAGATGGAGATTGCCGTTTTCACCGACTTCTTTACCGTAGATAAGATAGTTACAATTAGGAAGAAGAGCTAATTCCTCGACCTTTTCAATGTCATCGTCAGTATAAGAATTTATGGTAAAGCAAAAGCGTGTAGAAAACGACATCGTAAATATTATGATAAGATTTTATGTTTTTCACTTTTGTGAGATGTGAGAGAAGTGGGGGGTAATAGTAGAGCCCCCACTTCTCCCGACTTCATTAACATGATGCCGACACGTCATAATTTTGAAACTTCGTTCCAAGATGGCCTTCAGTTTTAAGAAACGTTACCGGAAAAAATATGGTAAGAAAAAATTCAAGCGACAATGGGCCGCACGTAAGATTCAACGAGCCTGGAGGAAACGCAAGCCGTTAAAGTCAAGATTCTCTAATAACCAGAAAAAAGAAACGTGCTTAACATACGGAGCCTGGTACTATAACCAAGACGCCGTAAAAGTATATATACAGCATTTGTACGTAGTAGAAGTAGATTTCCCTCAATGGAAATCTGACGTAGTTCTATCATCAACTAATTACAGTAAAGGAGAAATAGGATCAAGATCATCCGACACTATATATGTAGCAGGACTACACATAGACCAATTAATAGTGTCGCAATTTCAAAGACCTGTAACTTTACATATGGCTCTAATTCAATCCAAAGCACCTGAAATGAATTACAATAATGTTCATTTAAGATTCTTTAGAGAAGATAATAGCAGACTAGAAAGATATCGACAATTCGTTGATACATATTCATCCTGGGAATTATATATGGATTTCTACAAAATTAATCCTGATGAATTCAACATTATTTATCATAAAAGATCATTATTAGACCCATACGAGAATGATCCCAATGTACCAACTAACAACACTGTAGTAATTGGACAAGACTCTGCTACCGGATGGAATGAACAAGGGTATACATTAGGAGACAAAAATACAAGAAGTGCAAGATTCTTCAAAAGAATAAATAAATATATTCCAATAAAAAAGAAATTTAGCTTTTCAAACGGAGGAGAAGATAGAGTACCTGAATACCCTATATTTTTGGTTTACTGGTTCACATGTTTCTCATCTGATGACGTAGACAACATAGGAACAACTGGTTACGCTAATACTAGTCTTAATACCAAGATATACTTTAAGAATGCTTAAAGGCTGATTCCAATTTGTCAGGATATTCATCGAAAGGCATTATTGAGAATGCTTAAAGGCTGATTCCAATTTGT